ATTCGATAAAGAAAGCTCATTAGCAAATTTTTCAAGGTCTTCTTTTTCTTCAAATAAGGCGTTGTTTTTTAAAGACGAATCATACTCTATTTTGTAGTTTCTTTCGTAACAAAACTCAGCCACTCTTTTAAGTAGACCATAAGGCAAAGTATTAGAACGTCTATCAAACAGGCGAATCTTTCCATCCCATAACTTATTTCTATAAGCTGGCATAAACTTATATCCTTCAGCGTAGAAGGTAAAGTACTCGCACAATTCCATAAGAAGGCCAGAGTCCTGACTTTCTAGAAAAATTCGAGATTCGTCTTTTCGGTATGCCTTTAGCATTACATTCCAGAGGTGAACTTCTTAAAGTCTAAAATATTTTTCACGTGTGTATGTCTCCAACGTATGTTACCCATGATTTCTTCAAGTGTATCAATAATTGTTTTCTGATAATCTATTTGTGCTTTAATACGCACCATATCTTCATCAGTAGAGTAATACATGTCCATGTCGCTTTTTAAAGGTTTAGTCATACCATCAAATGGATCATATTTCCATTTACGGTTGTCCATATCTTCTTGCGACATCTTACCATTATAATAAAGCCACTTATCCTTTTTCATGGACTCTTGTTCCATTTCTTTTTTCTTTAGCATAAGCTTAGCCATTGAAAAAAGTTCAAGGTATTTGGCGTGTAATTTTGAAGACTTTATCGTTTCATCATCTAAACATACGTCATCGATGACTGCGTCGTTCTTCCACATCTCTAGGATCTGTTCCAAGTTAATCATAATATAAAGTTATTTATTGTTATTTTATAATGTCAAAATCACCATATCTAAAAGATACATCTGCTTGCAAATACTCTACACTAGTTGTTTGAGTACTAAACTCTACTCCTCCTAAACTTATAGGGAAAGCATCTTTAAATTGAAATTGTTTATTAACGTTATTGTGGCTGGACAAAACTGAAAGAATCATATCATGTTGCTCCATTTTATCTACTCCACCTTTTGTAATTTTCTTAGGCGATAGAGATTGTCCATCAACTGAATTACGTTGTAACCAATTATACATTTCTGTATAATTTTGCATGTTTTCATCAACTGCAAACCTTATCGATAAATCGCCAAACGTTCTTGGTTCACCAACATCATACGATTTTAATCCTCTGTAATTGCTTTCAATGGGTGTTACTGATATATCAGGAATAGAAAACGAAGTTATAAAAAACTCTGTGTTAGCAAAAGTTTGTTTATTAATCGTCAGTTTGAAAGCAGTAGGTGCTAACAGATTAATGTTCGATGTTAGATTACTTGTTTGTACATTTGTTGCCATATATCTATTTATAACGCAAAAAAGGGGAGCTCCGAAGAACTCCCCTTTAAATTAAGCGTTTGCTTTAGATCAATTACAGACCTTTAACACCGAAGATACGGTAGTAAGAGTTAGCATTTTCACCAGCAGTTACGAATGGGTTTGAAGCCATGCCATAACGTGTTTTGAATGCAATCTTAGGTTGGAATGAACTTTCACCAACTGCACGGACCATTGTGAGTGGTACGTATGGGCAATAGTATAGACCAGCGTCAGATGAGCTTGCGCCCTTATATCCTACGATTACGTAATCTTTAGTTGCATATGGATCTACATAAACCTTAAGTGCTCCGTTAAGGATACCAGCAAAGGTATTTCCTTGTGAGTCAACTTTAAGTTCACCTTCTCCACCGAATGTAAGCTTACCAGCTCCAGCAAGGGCAGATGCTACGTTAGCAGAGCAGATAACATAGTTACCTTTTCCACGGCGTGTAGATGTACCAATGTGGTTGGCTTGCTTTTCGATTTCGAATGCAAGAGTCTGGAACAATTCAACGTTCCAACGACCAGCAACAGTATTTGTTACACCAATATCAAGTACAGCATTCTGCAAAGAAGTTGCTGCACCATTAGCAGGTGTCAATCCAGATGTTCCACCGGTGATATCAGCATATTGAGCATTACGGCCAATAGTACGGATAACTTCACGATTGATTTCACCAAGAATTTCACCAGACAAGATGTTAGCTAATTCAGTTTCAGCGTCAAGGCCGTGTACTGCTTTAAGATCTTGTGCAAGTTCCATTGTGTATTCTGCTTTCAACTGGCGAGTCTTAGCAGCAACAACTGTCTTGGAGATAGTGAAACCAGCTTCTTCGAGAGATCCAGATGTTTCACCAGCGGATGTGGTTAGTCCACCACCGACACCAAAGTCTGCTTCAGAAGCAGCTTGTGTACCGTCAGTTTCGTTACCACCAGCACCTGTACCAGGAACGTCTGTGAAACCACTTGTTTGACGTGTTACACCATCACCGATTTCACCGACGTTAGCGGCTGCACCAGCGAATGCTGTTTTACCAGGCTCATTACCAGGGGCAAAAGGAGCGTGGTCGTCTGTACCGATAGTACCAGCTGTTGCTGTTTCCATGCGTGGCTCTAATGCGAAGATTAGGCCAGTAGGACCGGACATTGGCTGAACACCCACTGTATCATAAGCGATAAGATTTGGCATTGCACGGCGAACGAGAGAAATCAAGATAGGATCGAATGAACTACCTGTTCCGATAGATCCTACTGATTGAGTTGACTCGTTGAGTTCGAAGCTGCTGTGTGCTTTTTCTTCTTGAATAGCCTTTTCGGTATTTTCAAGAAGCTTTGCAGTAACAGCCTTCTTATAGGGATCAGTGATAGGAGCTGCGTCAGCATGCTCGAGGACTGGTGCCCATTTTTTTAGTTCTTTTTCTGCGTTAAACATTTTAAATTTCCTTTATTTAATGTTGTTATTGTGTTATTTGTTAGGGGAGTTTTGAAAACGAGAAAGATGACTTACATACTTTGCCATGTCAGCTGGAAGCTTGGACATTGGATCGATATGCTCTTCTCCTTCTACGATTGTTTTGATTTCTGTGTTTGCGGTATCTACTGTGTCAGATACTTCATCCGCTTCAGAGGTTGATTCATTGAAGAAACTTTCTTTAATAGTTGCAACTTTAGTTTCGAAACTTTCAGCACCTTCGTATTTTACTTCTTCAAGTAAGTTTTCAAGCTTTGCAGCTTGGGTTGATGCTAAATCAACAGATGCTTCAGAGATGATCTTTTCACGAGAAAGTTCTTCGACCTTCTGTGATAGTTCAGCTTTTTCAGCTTCTGCATTTGCAAGAGATTCTTTAATTGTTGAACATTCTTCAGCCAGCTCATCAACGAGATCTACTTTACCGTCAGGCACTTCAATGTAGTGCTCTGTGAAAGTATTTTGCAATGCTTTCATAAAGTTTTCTGCGATTTCTGTACGAAGTTTGTTATCAACAAACTCTTGATTTTCTTCGATCCAAGATTCAACAACATAAGAAAGGTAATCATCAATCTTAGCAACAAGAGACTCACGAACGTAAGTAACTTCTTCTTGTAGATCTTCTGAGTATTTGCTTTCTAATGATTCTTTAATCTCGGCAACTCTGTTTGCAACAGCACCTTCGAATAAGATAGAAGCTTTAGCTTTGAAGTCTTCAGTCAAATCCTGTTCTGCTTCAGCAAGAACCTTAAGGTCCTCGGCGAAGTGATCAGCTTCAACATCTTCATTAACTTTGGCTGGACTAGAAATGCTCTTGTAAGATTTAACTAAATCTTCCTTTTTCATTCCCTTTAATTGCTCATAGACAGAATTTACCAAGTCAGCCTTAAGTTTAGGCATTTCAGCAACTTCTTCTTCTTCACCCTCTTTAACAGGGTTCATTGAGCTATAAACGTCAACCAAGGCAGACTTTTTCATTTCCTTAAGTTTACCAAACGCAGCTGCTAAATAACCAGCTTTAGTTGTAACTTCAGGCATGTTGTCCATCTTGCCAACTTCTTTAGTAGATTTATCAAGATCTTTTTGATTAGAAGAAATTGCTTCTTCTTCGTCATCGGATGTTGATTCTTCTACTTCGTCTTCTTCCTCTTCATTGTAGGCTTCTTCGACTTCTTCTTCTTCACTTTGGTCTTCACCTTCGTGCTTATCTTTTTTAGTTTCTTCTAATTCTTCGTCTTCTTCAACTTCAGATTCTTCTTCAGATTCTTCCGCTTCGTTTTTCTTCTTAGCTTCACCAAGAAGAACTTCTAAGACTGCGTCAGATAGTTCTTGTGTGTCTTCAGTAACTTCAATCTCCTCAGAAACTTCATCAGTTGTAACTTCTTCAGCCACTACTTCTTCTGTTCCTTCAGCTTCAAGCTCCTGATTCTCAACAAGATCTTTTTCTTCTACGTCTTCAATGATTTGTTCATTATCGTTTGACATATAATTAAGTTTCCTTATATTTTTGAATTAGAGTTTGGAGAGGAAATCACTAAAGATTCTCTCTTGTGCTTCACTAATCCGCCCAAGAGGTACTCTTTTAATTTCAGTCTCATATTCTTCAATTTGTTGAGGTTTTAGAATTCCATTTTCCCATATCCATTCAACGCCTTCCATAATGCCATCAACAAAAGCTGATGGAGCGCTAGGATCTTGAACAATGTCAACAGTTGCAAGAACATAATCGTTCTTAACAAATGTTTTTCCTTCTCGTGCTTCAACTGTTCCCATACCACGACTCGAGACGCCTAACTTACATCCACCTTCGACAAGACCTTTCACGATTTTTCCCATTGGTGTATCTAAGACTAGCGCCTTTCCAACAACATCATTACCTTCAAATTTCAATGAAGTAATTCTGTGTGAAACTTTATCTAAGTTAATTTGAGGACCTTCAGGGTGATCTAATTCACCGACTGCTCTTCCTGTACTAACTTGTTCCTTAACATATTTTGCAGTAGCTTCTGCCAATACTTGTTTAGGATAAATTCTATTGTTGCGATTCTGTTTTTCAGCTTGCATGAATACACCTTCGATGTAAACATCTTTCCCGCCTTGCTTATTAGCTTCTGTAATGTAGCCAATATCTGAATCTAAATGTTCTGTAATTAATTTCATTTAGTTGTGTCCGCTGTGTTATAGATTTTTGCTGTAAGTCCTACTTTACGGACTTCTAATGCATCATCTAGTTTTTCTTTAATGCCTTTTCGGAAGGCAATAACAGATTTTTCTTTATCGTTAATAACGATGTTATTAAATATTTTTTTTGCTGTTTCGCTCATAATCTTAATTCTATTTATAATAATTTAGTTTTTAAAAGAACTTTTATATATCAAGGTCATCCGCGCCGCCATCAGCGATTTCATCTTCTATTTCCTTGTCTAAACGCTCTATTTCTTCATCACTTTGTTTAAGTATTGTTTTACGTACGTATGATTTAGATACAAATTTCCTTTCAATCAAATCTTCCATTTGAGTTGCCATTTCTAAACGATCTCTCATAATTTCAAATTCTTTTTGTTCTGCAAAATAGTTATCTTCTAAAAAGTTAACTGTAATTTGCTCTTCTATATCGTGCCAATCATTTTCTGTAATAACACCTTTTAAAATAAGTTGTACTCGTAAAGCATCTATCAAAATCATTGAAAACTGTTTACGAATACGAGCTATAAATTTTTGGAATTTAACTTCTTGTCGAGTGATTTCACTAGCTCTACCAATATTAAATTGGTTATCCTGTTCTAATCTTTCTACTGGAACATTCAACGCTCTGTATAACTTCTTTTGAAAGAACTGGACATCTTCTATTTGGCCAAGATTTTCTCCACCACCAAGTGTTGTAATTTCTGTACCTCGACCTCCTTCTCTGCGTGGAAGATAAAAATCTTCTAGCATAGACATGTGTTTACGGTCGTCACTAATGTTACCGGTTGAAGCGTCATACACTAGTTTATTGCGATATCGTGATACAACCTGTTGTACGTATTCTTCTGCTTTACCTTTTGGTAAGTTACCTACGTCGATATAAAAGATTCTACGCTCTGGCGCTCTTGATACACGATACACAACTAATGAATCTTCCATGTATCGAAGCTGATTTACTAATTTTATTGCTTTCTGTAAGTGACCAATTATGCGTTTTTTGTTTGGATCCATCAAGCCAGATCCACACTGTATAATAGCATCAGTTGCAAATTTTATTCCTTGTATCTTATCAGCACCAGACGCTGCGATACCATTTGGCGAATACACATAGTATTCATCTGTAATTTTTTCGTATTCTACTTTTGTTTTTGGATCAACCTCCATTACTACTTCACGAACTTTGCTGATGTGCGTAGGTTCTATTGGTCTTAGTTCTACAATACCTTTTTGCGGGTTTTTATCATCAATAATTATGTGAAAGTATATTCTTCCATCTATATACCAATTTCTAAAATAATCATTCGCTTTATTGTTAAACCTATACAAGCGTAAAATTTTATTAAATTCTTTGTTGATTTCTTTTTTGACTTTATCATCAACGCTTAAGTCATTCATTTGTAATTCAGCAGGCGCTGAAAAGTCTGAAGATGCAATTGCCTGATCTACAATATCAGATACTGCCGCATCACACTCTGGTTGCTGAGCGGCTTCCCTGTATTTCACTATCAATTCATGATCAGAAACCATATCGGTCCCTGCCAAATCTACGTATTGCCCGTAGTATCCTCCTCCAACAGTTACTGACGTAACACCACCATCGTCTGAAGGTTTAGGTACAGGTGATATAAATTCAACTGCCTGTTTATCAGCTTTCGCTGAAACTTTTCTATTAATTTCTAATCCGAATAATTCCATAATATTATTTATATCACAATAAGCGGAGGGGTAGGACCTCCGCGTATTGGATATATTTGCTTATAAGTTAATTAAAACTATGATGTTGTGTTTGATTCCCAATATTGGTAAGCTAATTCAACTGTGAACTCTTCGATTGCGTCATTAGTGTCATAACTCAAATCAATCGCACTTACATTCACTGGATATGCTCCGCGAATGTCATACGTTTTAGTTATGTTACCTCCTCTATCGAGTTGTTCAACTGCCATGTCAGCCATGTATTCATTTGGATTCAAAAGGCCGGTGTTATTAACATGTTCGTTAATACCGTTCATCCAACGCTCAAAGGCGTTACGGATTTCCATTGTTGAATCATTAATGATTGTAATTGTCCAGTTTTCGAATGTTCGATCACCAGCAATTTTCAATTGACGTCCACGAAATGGGACATCAAGCTGAGCTACTATGCTAGCTGGAAGTTGAGCTGCCTTACATAAGAATGAAGAAAGCTCGGTGTCTCCTGCTGCATAAGCTGGGTAGTTTACAGTTGCTTTGAACAAATTTGCTCTAGCACCACCACCAATTAGTTTTGATTTAAAATCGTCTACTCCTAAAGTTGCCATAATTGTTATTTCCTTTCTATATTATTTATAGTTATTACTCGCCAATTACTTCAGAAAACTCAATTCCAGTGCGTGTTGCAATGAAGTTAAGTGTAATGTAGTTAATTGACCTAGCTGGTTTTACGTATATATCTGCTACAAACTGATTTGTATCGATAACGTTTCCAGTGTTATTTGTTTCATCACAGATAACTGCGAAGTCGCTAATACCACGTCTACCTTTTACTTCACGAAGAAAAGGTTCTGTCATGTTGCGGAACATTGCACGTGTAAACTCATCATTGAATTCGAATAGCTGGAATTTAGCAGCTGTGGCAATTGCCTTTTCGATTGTAATGAATAGTCTACGCACATTGATACGATCAAATGCAGATGGTTTAGATAATGCGGTTTTATCTCCAAATAATACAGTTCCTTGTCCTGGGAAAGAAACAATTGGATTAACGCGTGCTTTGTATAACGTATCTCTTTGAGCGCCAGTTGCGTTATAAGATAGTTTAATAACATTACGTACTTGACCACGATTGAAGCCTGCAGGTGAAAACCATGCGTCTGCAACATCATCGGTGTAAGCCATTAGACCAGCAATTGAACCAGCAGATGATACCCAACGATTTGTGTCGTTATATTTATCATATACATATATGTTTGCTCCTCCAAGAACACCATAAGACGATGAGTTGATTCCATCAGCCCATGATTT